AAAAGGTGCATCCTGATCAGACGATAGAAACAGACATTATGAACTTCACGCTCCCGCACGAGGAGTTTGGAGATAACCCTCGGCTTCAATCAAAGTATTACAAAGTTGTCCCTCACCGTCTGTTGGGCAACGGGATGCAATATGACTACACGATATGGATAGACGGCTCCATCCAGATTGAATCTGCCTTCTTCGCCGAATACATGATCTCCCAGGCTAAAGACTCATGGGCGATGTTCAAGCACCCGTGGCGGGACTGCATCTACGACGAGATTGCAGAGGCCCACAACATGAAGAAGTACCTAGACCAACCGATGATTGAGCAGGGAGAGTGGTATATGGAGGATGGGATGCCGCCTAAATGGGGGATGCCAGCCTGTACCATTATTTGCCGAAACGCTAGGAACCTAAAGGTCATGGCTCTGGGCGAACTCTGGTGGCGGGAGATCCTGAAGTGGGGCATCAAGGATCAGGTGTCATTGCCCTATGTGTTGTATAAAAACAACAGTTCTGTGAATATCTGTGACAAGCCACTTTTTAACAATGGAATGTTTACAATACACGCTGGACACCGCGCGGGGGAGTACGAGAAGTGCAAGCCATAGTCATCTGCACAACAAAAGCGACCTGTTTGCCAGTTATGCTGGCTTCTATAACCTTCTACGTCCCAGAGGATGTAACGGTGTTTCTGGCTGGCTCAGACATCGTTCTGCCACGCCACAGGACTGTGAACCTACCTAACCCCGCCAAAAACTTTGGAGAGGCGTACAACGCCGCTATGGTGGCTGCGTATCAGGAATTTGACGAGGTTGTGATCGCTAATGACGATGTGGTGCTGACCCCCTACACATGGCCCACGTTAGCCAAAGAGGTTTCGCAGTTAAAAAGGCAAATCAAAGACCTCGGCTATGTCGCATGCCGCAGCGATTATGCAAGAGGATACCAGAACATTCGGGCTGGTGAAGGGCCGATGTCCTTCTTCCGCTATGAGTCTGAACACAAGATTATAGAAGTCGATGTCATCGCTCCGATCTTTGCTTACATACAAAAAAAAGACTGGATCTCGTTTCCGCCAATCAACTGGTATTCGGACGATATTCAATGTCTAGACATGAAAAGCACAGGACAGCGCCACTTTGTATCTACGGCGTATGTACACCACGTTGGAAGCGTGACTTGCGGTAAAGACGGCTTGAAGTGCATACGCGACGCACAGCCCTGGATCGAGGAGAACCGACCGGAACTTGCGAAACTATGGTTCAAGAAGAAAGACTGAAAAATTGGGCGTTCTATTGCGCGTGGGGGCAGGTAGGCCCAGAGGTTCGTACCCGCTGCGCTTCCGCAGAAGGGAACTACGAATCCGAAGATGTATGGGAGGGCGAGGAGCCTAAGTACGAACCGGATATGCTTGACGGCCAGATCATCGAGGACTGTGTAAGGGTTTTACCCGATATTAGCCGCAGGGTTCTGAAGGCAAGATACATCCAGTACCCCTACAACCTGACACATACTGTAGCCCAAAGGCTACGAATGTCGACGGATAGGTTTGAAGCAGAATTATCAACGGCCAAGAGGAGGCTATATGAGCAACTCAGCGGAGCAGGGAACCCAGGCGTGGCTTGAGGAACGCCTTGGGTTTTGCACCGGAAGCAGAGTTTCGGATGCCCTAGCAAAGAAGGGAACCGCCACACGCGAGAATTATCTGTGGCAGTTAGTAGCAGAACGGCTTACAGGGCAGGTGCAGGAGTCGTTTACCAACGCAGCCATGATCCGTGGCACAGAACAAGAACCTATCGCTCGGGCGGCTTACGAAGCCCATACTGGGCATTTTGTTGACCAAATTGGGTTTGTTAAACACCAGACAATTGAGTGGTTTGGAGCGTCTCCTGACGGGCTTGTAGGGGGGGACGGGCTGGTGGAGATCAAGAACCCGAATACCTCCACCCATCTCCAGTACAGAAAGTCCGGCCAGCCCCCCTCAAAATATCGCTATCAAATGATGGCGCAACTCGCCTGTACGGGTCGGAAATGGTGCGACTTTGTGAGTTTTGACTCTAGGCTTCCGGAGAGTAAGCAATTGTTTGTGGTGCGGTTTGAGCCAGAGGCCAAGGACATGGAAGCCATGCTGGAATCTGTGCAAGAGTTCTTAGACGAAGTTAAGAGGGAGTGCGAATGACGCAGTTTGCAATTATTGAGGCGCTGGCAGACGACATCCATAAGGTCATTCAGGAGTACGGTGACTCTATGCCGTTTGCTACGGTGATCGGTGTGCTAGAGACGATCAAGATGGAACTGTACCTAGCAGCGCAAGACGATGAGGATGACGAGCCGTGGAGAAACTAGAGGCGGTTTTACATAACCTGATTTTGGCAGGAGCAGCAGTACTGGTGTGGGGATGTGTGGTGTTGGTCTTGAGGTTAATTTACTAGGAGGAGTTATGACGGTCTATGTGATTGAACACAGCAACTGGGAACTGTTGCGATTTTTCGGCTTTATGATGTTTGTGGTCTCATATGTGCTTTGGAGTACCTGGAGATCAGAATGTCGGCGTGGCTAATTGCAATTATTGGAGTCGTGTATGCGGTGGTTGCCGCTGATCTTTTACGGGTTGGCAATACTGGTCTCGGCATTGCTTTCATTGGTTATAGCATCGGCAATGTCGGGCTATATTTAGCAGCGAGGACACAATGAGTGCACCTACAAACGATTTAAGAGAATTTATAAGTCAATTTTGTTATGTAGAAAATTTTAGTTTTAAAAAAGAAAATTTGCTTCAAATGATTAAAACAATTGTTGAGCGCGAACTAGAAGAATGTGCAAGGGCTTGTGAGCAACAAAATTTGCTTGAAGCGGCAAAACTAATACGAGCGAGGACACAATGACACAGACGGAATGGGTACTGAAGGAGGGCCAGCGCAGGTGGATCACACCGCTGGACGCTTTTATCGGGTGCGGATGTTTGCGGTTAGCCGCCAGGGTCTTAGACCTACGGCGTGACGGCTACATCGTGGACAGAAAGATTATCAACCAACGCGGCAAACATTACGCCGCATACAAAGTGAGGAAGAAGCATGGACTACGACAACACTAACTCTGGCGTTCTATTTAAGAATGAGTCGGACAATGAGAAGGCTCCGATGTACAAGGGCAAAATCAATGTCGACGGTAAGGAATATGAGATCGCCGCATGGTTGCGAGAGGCAAAGTCAGGTAAGGGAAAGTTTCTCAGCCTGAAGGTGCAAGAGCCACGTCAGAAATCAGGGCCAAAATCAGCGCCAAAATCAGACTATTTTGAGGAGATAGAGAGCGATGTCCCGTTCTGAGAAGATAACGTCTTATCAGGCCGCTACAATGGCCGAGCAGATCTCCATAGATCTTACCGCGCCAGTAGCAATTCTTGAGATGCTTGCTGAACAGGACATGACCAGTAAATCATCTATTTTGTATCTGGTCGTAGAGCAATTAGAGAAGCAGGTAGAACGGCTTGATTACATGGTAGACGAACTCATGGAAACGCACCGAGCGATGCAACGTGCCAACTCAAAGTGAACTAAAAGAACTATTCTGGTATCGGCGTGGCAACCTAATATGGAAGCCGCGCCCACCAGACGCTTTCCGCTCACATAGCGCGTTTGTGATGTGGAACAAGCGCTACGCTCACACGATTGCTGGCGCTAAAAATACCCGTGGATATGTGCGGATTGCTATCGCCAAGCGAGCCTATCTCGCTCACCGCCTGATATGGCTGTACCATCGAGGCTACTTGCCAGAAGCACTCGACCATATAAACGGCAAGCCTTGGGATAACCGGATGTCTAATCTGCGACCTGCTACCCAGATGGAAAACAGGTGGAACTCCCGTAGACGACGGCCAACAAAGACAAACGCAAAGGGTGTATTCCTAGCAGATGACGGGTATTATCAAGCCCATATCTGCGCCAACAAGAAGCGGTATTACCTTGGAAGATTTGTTCGGAAATCTGACGCAATCAAGCGAGTCAGAGAAGCCAGAGAAGAATTGCACAAAACCTTTGCTCGGCACAATTAGCCTTACGCGTGAGGAGATTTGGCAAGTGGTGATGTCAGAACACGAAGCGAAGATTGAAGGTCTAGCGCGTCATGTTCTTAAGAAGAAAACGCTTGCAGAGCGTCGTAGATGGTTAGCCGAGTTTGAGGACAAACACGGCATTGGTATTACTGAGGAATTAAAGGTAAGAATTACCGAGTTAGCCCTTGAGAAAAAGCGCAACCTCGGCCTTACGCCTACGGACTAGCCCTGGCAAAACCTTGCCTCCGGCCATTGTGTACTTCATAAAGCCTTCAGCGATTGACTCTAGCGGCTCGTCCCGCAGGATGCGCTGGCGTAGCGTAGAGCGTTGGAAGCCGCCTACCCCGATATTGTAGGAAAGAGCCACACAAGCGTCGAAAAGGCCTTGATTCCCAATAAGATTGGGAGCAAGTCGAAGAACACCACGTTCAAAACTGCCGAGCAGAGCCTTGAAGCGCGTCTCCAGTTCCTCGCGTGACCAAACTCGATTATCCTCATCTCTTAACTGATACTCCTTGCGGATCAACCCTGTATATCCGTCTTTGCGAACCATAGGCAGTTTGATCTGGTCCTGATACAGAACCTCACCCCAACCAACCGTCCAAATATGAGCCGGACATAGGTAGGGCTTGTTTCTGTACCCTTCAAACTCGTGCATCACATGGATGCCTTTTTCAGAAGTACGCATCACATCCCACCTAGCCAGTAACAGAGGGCTGCCACAAATATCCAGGTAAGCGTGTCACTCACTTTTTAGTCCACCCGCGCGATCCAAACCAGAAGCCAATAATACCGCCAAGCATAGCCATTTCATCACTGCTAAAAATAATGTCGGAAGCGGCAATAAAGTCGCTCACCGTCAGCGTTCCTAGCCCTTCCTTGAACAGAAGGAACCAAGCCAGTCCAGCGTTAATCAGGACTAATTCTAAGACGAAAATGTAAGTTACGGTAGGACGTACGGTAGCCACATAGTTGACAGCCCATTGGCTTGCCTTTTCCATGACCTTGGCATCGTGCTTCAGAGCCGCCTCGGTCATCTTAGCCTCGGACTCCATAGCCACCTGGTCGGTGCGAATCTCTTCTATTCTTGCTTGAGCCGCAAAACCAGCCGCCATCATCTGCATTTGCATCTCGTTTTGCAGACGGGCCATAGCAATTTCATGGGACTGGTCAGCCTTGTTCTGGAAGAAGTCCAGCAGTTTAGGTAGACCGGAAACTAACAGACCGCCGAGGGTAGAGATGAGACTTAGCATTACGACTCCTAGATCAAATTAAAGTACCACAGCCAGTAGGTGCAGAACGCAGACGCGCCAAAGCACCACCACTTGAGCGCTCGCATCTTGCGAAGGTCGCGCCCATATTCATCCACCTCGTCTTTTTGTTCTTTAGCCATGCGCTCACGGATCTTGCGGATTTTGTCCCACTCAGATTTCCCGTACTTGGCAATGATGTCGCGCTGCAGGTCTGCGACGATTTCTTCCACGTCCTTGACCCTGCGCCATTCTTCTACCGCTTCAAACGTAACCGTGTTGCCAGTTACCCTGCGGTTTTTCTTTCTGTATGCTGCTCTGGCGGCAATATCTGCATCGCCTAGTTTTGCTATATCAGCGCCAAGGGCTTCGATCTCCTTGCCTACCTCTAGCGCTTCCCTAATACCACTTACCGCTGCCCTCGCCGAGGAGACAATCGGATCTGCCATGCTATGTCACTTTCTCTCCCCTGAAGAAAGCCTCGCCTTCAATCACTTCGCATAGTTCTGGCGGTAGTAGTTTACCGTTCCTAAAGGTCAGGACCGCAAAGCCAGAACACCAGTTCACGGGATTGGCCTCTGTGTAGGCAAACTGCTCGCCGTAAGGCTCTGCTAGGGTTCCCGTGTCTACGCCGTACCTACGCCCGTTATAGTCGCTCCACGGGGTTACTTTCAGTTGATGCAGGTGTCCGGTCACAATGCTCCGGCCTGACTTCATAGTGTTGTTGAAATTGGCATGAACACCGCCATGCCACCTATGCTTAATAACTACCGAGTCATTTATGTCTACTCGCCAGCCAGTA